CCAAAAGCTCGCTATTAAACAATGAGCTGGAGAAAGAGAGACTAGCTACCCAAGATAAGCAGAAACGCGTGGATCAGGCGTTTAAGGCTAAAGAAGCACTAATGAAGGATGAAAGAGAGAGACTAAAAATGAGAGCAGATGCTATTAAATCGCAAACGGGGGGAAATAAATGATAAGACAATTCGCGGAGTTCTACCGCGCCGAATTACGGAGCGCTATGGACCGCGCAGCTGATAGTTTAGCTAACGACTCAGCTAAGGATTTTGGAGACTACCGCCATATGACTGGCGTAATACGTGGGCTAGCGGAAGCTGAGCGCGCGCTTTTAGATATCGTCGAGGCTTACTCGGAAGACAACGACGCAGAATAGGATAACTATATGAGTGATTTAAGTGCAACAGACGAGAAAGATGTTGAGATAACACCAGAAACAATACCTGTACCTACGGGGTACCACATCTTAGTAGCTCTTCCCGGGGTTAAAGATACTTATGAAAGTGGGATAATAAAGTCGGAAACAGCAGTTAAGAATGAAGAGATTTCTACTATGGTCGTTCAGGTAGTAGATATGGGGCCAGACGCGTATCAAGACGAAACTAAGTTTCCTTCTGGTCCCTACTGTCAACTAGGCGACTTTATTCTTATTCGAGCTTATTCAGGTACTAGGTTTAAAATATTCGGTAAAGAGATATTTAGATTAATTAATGACGATTCTGTGGAAGCAGTAGTCGCAGATCCAACGGGATATTCCCGCATTTAGGAGATATATTATGGCTAACGAAGCTAAAGATACATTTGCTGACACTGAGTATATTGTCGGCGACGAAATTGAAGATAAAGAAGTCCCCAGCGAAGGGGAAGAAGACCTAGTAGTCGAGGTGTCCGACGATACCCCAGAGGTGGATAAGAACCACAATCCGCTACCGAAAAACTTATCTGATGAGCTGGAAGATCTAGATAGCTCCGCTGAAGCTGAGAACTACTCAACTAAGGTACAACAGCGCATATCTCAGATGAAAAAGGTGTGGCACGATGAACGTCGCGCTAAAGAAGCAGCTACCCGAGAGCGGGATGAAGCCGCTAACTTAACCCAGCAGTTACTGAATGAGCGTAACGCCCTACGTCAGAAACTTAGTACTGGGGAAGCTTGGGCGTTGGAAGAAACTAAGCGACGAGCAGCATTATCTGTAGACGTTGCTAAACGGCTCTACCGCGATGCTTACGAGGATGGAGACTCAGAAAAGATAACTGAAGCTCAGCAGAAATTGAATGAAGCTACTATAGATCACTCCAGAGTCCAGAGTATAAGGCCTCAATACGCTTTACAACAGAATCCAAATCCTGTATATAAAGAACCACAGGCATTAAAACCTCCACCACCAGCTCAACCAGCTCCAGTAGATGATAGAGCTCAGGACTGGGGTGCAACTAACGAATGGTTTGGTGCTGACGATGAAATGACCAGTTTTGCGCTGGGATTACATCAGAAACTAGTTAAGGAGGGTGTACCCCCTTCAAGCGATCATTACTACGAGCGCATCGACGCTCGCATGAAAGAAGTGTTCCCTGATAAACTCGGAGGAGCTCCAAAAGGAAAGCAACAACCCTCTACCGTTGTTGCGCCAGTAGGCCGGACGCCTAAAGGTAGGAAGGTAGTGCTAAATAAGTCTCAGGCTGCTATAGCTAAACGGCTTGGTGTGTCTAACGAGGCTTACTATCGTGAGCTGGAAAAAATTAGTAAAGGAGCATAATATGTCGAGTCCTAATAAAAGTCGAAGCCCACGAGAAACAGATACTCGGGAGAATGAAACCCGCACAAAACAATGGCAGCCAGCTAGTCTACTGCCCGATCCTATACCACAAGAGGGTTATACCTTTAGATGGGTACGACGCTCCATGCTTGGAGTTGAAGATCCTACTAACTTCTCTCGTAAAACCAGAGAAGGCTGGGAACCGTGCGCCATTAAGGCTCATCCTGAGATGCGAACTGTACTTGATAAAAGCGCTATAGCTTCTGGACTCGTTGAAACTGGTGGGGTTATCTTATGTAAGATGCCTGACGATTTAGTTAAACAGCGAGAAGATTATTATCACGGTAACAGTAAAGCTCAGATGGAATCTGTAGATAACAGTTTTATGCGGGAGAATGATCCGCGCATGCCGTTATTTAAAGATCGTGATTCTAAAGTAACTTTCGGTAGAGGGTCATAACAATTTAATTTTCCTTAAGGAGATTTTTTCATGGCTTACCCTACTATTTCTGGCCCTTATGGGCTGAAACCAACAGGTAAAATAGGCGGACGTGCTGACAACGGGGCAAATCGTAATATTTCGATTGCTAGTGGTTATGCTACGAACATCTTTTTTGGCGACCCTGTTGGTTTAACTGCCGCTGGCACTATCGAGTTTGAAACGCCCGATGCTGCTATGGCTCCTGTAGGTGTGTTTCTTGGCTGCTTCTATACAGATGCGACTAATGGACCTACCTACTCCCAGTATTGGCCTGCGTCAACTGTGGCTTCAGACGCTGTTGCGTATGTATGCGACGACCCAGACCAGTTGTTTAAAGTAGCTGTTGTATCTTCTGGTACAACTATTGGTGACTTCGCGCTTACTGACGTAGGTTTGAACGCTGCTATGGTTAACAACACAGGTTCTACTGTTACTGGTAACTCTAAGGCAGCTATCTCTGATACCGCTGCTACTACCAACACATTACCATTACGTATTGTTGATCTCGTCGAAGAAACTAAAAATAGCTCTGGTGGTTTTACCGAAGCTATTGTTAAGTGGAACGCCGGGCATTCGTACGATAATACTACTGGCGTATAGGAGACTAAATAATGGCTATTTCACGCGCACAGATGCTGAAAGAGCTCCTACCGGGTCTCAATGCGTTATTCGGTATGGAGTACAAACGTTACGGGGAAGAACACAAAGAGATTTTCGAGTCTGAAAGCTCTGACCGTTCTTTTGAAGAAGAAGTAAAACTATCTGGATTCTCAGCTGCACCTGTTAAAGGTGAAGGCGAGGCTATCAATTATGATACGGCTCAGGAAGCATTTACTTCTCGCTATAGTCACGAGACTATCGCTTTAGGTTTCTCAATTACTGAGGAAGCTGTAGAGGATAACTTGTACGATAGCTTGTCTTCCCGTTATACAAAGGCACTAGCGAGAGCTATGTCTTACACTAAACAGGTAAAAGCAGCGAACGTATTAAATAATGCGTTTAGTTCTTCCTATACTGGAGGCGATGGTGTTTCTTTAATCAACACCGCTCACCCTCTAGTATCTGGCGGCACTAACTCTAACCGTCCAACTACAGCGGCTGATCTTAACGAAACTTCTTTAGAGAATGCCGTTATTAACATCGCAGGCTGGACTGACGAGCGTGATCTATTGATTGCGGCTAAACCTAAGAAGTTAATTATCCCACCTGCGTTACAGTTCGTCGCTACTCGTCTTTTGGAAACAGAAGGTCGTTTAGCTACAGCTGATAACGATATCAGTGCTGTTGTTGCTAACGGCGTTGTACCTCAGGGGTATTCTATCAACCACTTCTTAACTGATACAGACGCATGGTTCTTAACAACTGACTGCCCTAACGGCATGAAGATGTTTACCCGTGTACCTCTATCTACTAAGATGGAAGGTGATTTTGATACTGGAAATGTTCGTTATAAAGCTAGAGAGAGATATTCTTTCGGCTGGAGCGATCCTCTAGGTGTCTACGGTAGCCCGGGCGCGTAAGCGTTTGACTACAAGAAAAAGGGCTCTTCGGGGCCCTTTTTTTATGCTTGACACTTATTTTGTATGGGCGTATAAACAAATTAGCTACAAATAAAGCTACACGTATATATCTGGAACAATCCAGAGTTGACTCAAAGCCTAAAGAGGAACTAAATCATGGCAGCCACACATTTTTCTGGCCCAGTAAATTCTACTAATGGATTTGCTCCGGGCACCGGTTCAATCGAAACTATTACAGCATCTCAAACATTGACCTCAGCGGACAACGGTAAAACGTATGTCCTGTCTCACGCGTCTGTTGTTATTGCTGTTACTCTCCCTTCTCCATCAGCAGGGTTATCATTCAAATTTATTAGTGGGCTAGCTACATCAGCTGCGCACACTATTGCAGCTACTAGTACGCTTCTGTACGGCGGTATTAACGAGCTTGAGGTTGACACTTCAGATGACGGTCCATCTGCATCTGGGGATACAACTCTAACGCTTGTCGCATCTCTGGAAACTGTAGGTGACTTCGTAGAAATGCAATGCGACGGTACTAATTGGTTTATCAATGGACAAACTAAACTAGACGGCGCTATTACGTTCTCGTAAATTAAACTAGGAGAACATTATGCACAGTGATTCTAAATCCACTACTGTTACATCTAGCGGGGCTGTATTTGGAGGCCCTTCTAGGGTAGTCGGTATTTACTACGTAGCATCTGGCACTGCGGGGTCTGTCATCATAAAAGATGGTGGCACTGGCGGCACGGCACTGCTAACAGTAGCTACTCCGGCGGCGGCCACAGCCACTCAGTATATTAACCTTAGTGACTCACCTATTAGGTGCGAAACTAGCTCATACGCTACGCTCAGTAATGTTACGAGTTGCACCGTTGTTTACAACTAGGAGCTAATTATGGCGCATGAGACTGATGTGATAACTAAGAACGATAAAGCGATAGCTAGGCGGAATGCCCGAGCTAGAGAGGAAGCCGCTAAGCAAGCCGCCGAGATGAAGAAAGCAAAGGAGGAGAAGTCTAATAGCTTTGCTAAACAAGAAGGCGAGGGTTACGCTAAAGGCGGTATGGTTATGAAGTCTAAGAAGTCTAAGAAGTCTAAGAAGCCGCCCGGTTCTGGTTGCGCTGCTCGTACTAAACGTACCAAGAAATACTAATGGCTACTAGCGGTAGTAGAGATTTCAAGTTAGACGTTTCTGATGTTATTGAGGAAGCGTACGAGTTAATAGGCATGGAGCTCCGTACGGGGTACGATGCTCATAGAGCTCGGCGTAGTCTTAATATTATGTTTCAGGACTGGTCTAATCGTGGAATTAATCTCTGGACTATAAACCAAGTGTCACTTACGTTAACGGCTGATACAGCGTCGTATACTTTAAACGAGTATGACATAGATGTTTTAGAGGCCGTTGTAAGGCGCTCAGGGCTCGACTACGCTGTTAATCGTATAAGTAGGGAAGATTATCTACATATACCGAACAAAGCGACTACAGGACGTCCTAGCCAAATATACTTTGAACGAGCTTCTACTCCTAAGATTAATCTGTGGCCCACTCCAGATAACAGCACTGATACTCTTATTTCCTATAGAGTACAGAGGGTACAAGATGCTGACTCTCTAACGAATGATATTGATGTACCTAGCCGGTTTATTCCAGCTATGGTGTCTGGGTTAGCGTTTTACCTTGCAGTTAAGCTGGCTCCTGAACGAGCTATTCCCATGAAGGAGTTGTATGAGAGTGATTTTCAACGTGCTGCCGGTGAGGATAGTGAGTGGGGATCTCTTAATATAGCTCCTAGTCGAGCATATAGTAGGTAATTATGGCTTTCGCATCTGGAAAACACGCATTAGCCCTCTGTGACCGTTGCGGGTTTAGTTACCCTTATGAGGATATAGGGGAGGAATGGAATGGAGCTAGAGTATGCCCGGACTGTTATGACTATAAGCATCCTCAGTTGGAACCGGCGCGGGTCAGAGCAGACCCGGAAGCTCTACAGTTCGCTAGGCCAGATCGTAAGGAGCCTTTAGTTATACACGTAGGGCGTATTGTTCCAACTGTTCCGTTCGATGAAAAACATATCCACGCCTCTGGCGAGGTAGGAACCGTAATAGTGAGTATTACATAATGGCCGGATTTACATACACAACACTTAAACAAGCAATTCAGGACTATACTGAAAACACCGAAGCTACGTTTGTTAGCCAACTTGATACGTTTATCAAAAACGCAGAAGAGCGGGTTTTAAAAGAAGTTAATCTGAGCGAGTTTCGTAAAAACGCATCGGCTAATCTTACTTCTGGTAATAAATATATACCTAAACCAGCTGACTGGCTCTCGACGTTTTCTGTATCTATAACAGTATCTGGAGCGCATAAGTTTTTACTTAACAAGGACGTCAGTCTTATTCAAGATTATTCTCCAGTACCCAGCACCACTGGAGAGCCTAAGTATTATGCTAATTTTGATATTGATAACTTTATAGTAGCCCCTACTCCAGATACAGCGTACGCAGTTGAGCTGCATTATTTTCATAGACCGGCGTCTATAACAGATACCGTAGGTAATCCTACGGGAGTTACGTGGTTAGGCACTAACGCTAGCCAAGCGCTATTATATGCTGCGCTCAGTGACGCCTATATATTTATGAAAGGAGAACCTGATTTAATTCAAACGTACGAAGGTAGGTTTGCTGAAGCTATACAACATCTAAACGAATTTAGCATTAGGAAAGAACCCAGTGATGTTTACCGATCTGGGGCTAGAACATAATGCTGATTAGCCATACTACATTTTATACAGGAGATATCTAATGGCAATAACACAAGCGATGTGCACGTCGTTCAAACAAGAACTTATGACAGGCACTCATAATTTTACTGCGTCTACAGGTGATACTTTTAAAGTAGCTTTATATACTAGTAGTGTTACTTTAAGCGCGGCTACTACAGCGTATTCATCTACGAACGAAGCATCTGGTACTGGGTATACAGCTGGAGGGACGGCTTTAACTAATATCACTCCAACCACTTCGGGAACTACGGCGTTTGCGGATTTCAGTAATGCATCATGGACTTCGGCTACTA